CACTCTAATTTCATCGTAGTCGTAACCCTCAACTTGTTTCTTAACATCCTCTAAAAGTAGTTTAAACTGTTTTTTGTACATATCATGTAACTGAAATGTTCTGATATGTAAATCAGCGATGTGAATTATTTTTTTTATCATTTTAAATATTGTTTTATGTTCATTTGCATAACACCTTGACTTATTTCTGATGGTACTTTATATTCATCAAATGTTCCATTTTCTTTTAAGTGTGTAACAACACACCCTAATAGTTTCAAGTCTTCAAATTTAGTGTTTTGTAACATCTTTATCAGCAATTTTGCGTACAATGGTAATTGCACATAATAATGTGTTAATGCTGTGTCATGATAGTTTTCAAAAGGGTGTAACATCCAACCTGTATATGGTTGAACTAAGAAGTTCTTTGGTTGATTTGTCTTCCAATCTGTCACAACAATACCAAAATTGTCTTTAGTTTTGTTTAACATCAACCATATTTTATCTGGTTGACCTGTGTACCCTAATTCAGGGTCACCTAAAACAATCTCAGTATCCAATAGTACTGCACCTCTTGAAATCATTAGGTCAATAAACTCTTTACCGGCTGAAATCATTCTGTCACTCTTATCAATTTGAACATCGTCACACTCAAATATAGGTCGTCTAATCTCTTTATAGTTATCATATCTACCAATTAAGTCAAACTCCAATTCATAGTGTACTCTACTACCTAAGTTAGTTGAATAGTCTCCTGCTTTCTTCCATTTTTCTAATAGAATGTTAGCTTCGTATTCATCCCCATCACTCATTTGTAATGCCTTTGTATCGGCATCAAATGGTATATAAAACTTTTTTAAAACTTTGGAAACGGATGGAAAATTTGACCTAATTTTTCCATTTGTATCTTTCATGTAGTAAATGTGGTCTTCCTCAATAAAGGTCAACTCTAACTCTTTTCTTTTTTCCTCAAGAGTGTTTCTTATTTCTTCTGCTATTTTATGTAAATCCATTAGTCTAATTTAAATTCTTTATAATCTTGTAAATTACCCTGTAAGTCGGCAATATCCTTATCTTTTGGTAATTTAACAATGTTAATTTTACCCATTAATTTACCACAATTCATTTTATGATATAACTTCTCAGCATCACCCCACGCATCCCCATCCAAAACAATCGTAACCTCGTTTCCATTTTCATATATTTTTGTATATAGTAAATCACTTATGTATTTACCTAACATTGGTATCGCATTGTCTAAAAATATTGAATCAAATACTCCCTCAACAAGATATATTTTTTTATTCCAATCGATTAGACTTTCATTGAAAATGATTAATTCCTTTTGAACATCAGGATTCTTATATTTCATTTTTGTTTTTGACAAATATGAACGAGCAATAAAGTAATTGATTTTTCTTTGTTCATTATATGATGGGATTATAATCCTGTTTTCATAGTTTCCCCCATAACAAAAACCGATATTGAATTTTCTAATTATCTTATCATCTATGTTTCTTTTTTTAAGATAAGTCATTGCCGTTTTGTAATGATGTGATAGTTTCATACCTAAACTCACATCATTTAACGGTACAAATTCAACAGGTAATTTAACTTCTTTTTTAATTGGTTGTACAAATTCAACATCTTCCGGTTTTAGTAACTCATATCTTTTAAGATGTTTTTGATTTCCATGCTTCTTGATTAATTTATAAATTGAGCCATGGGTATTGTTTGTTTCAGCACATGACCAACATTTATAGACACCTCTTCTATAATTAACTTCTAAGTTACCTTTACCATCCCCATCATCTAAACCCTTGATTTCGTAAGAGCAAATGGGACAATCAAAAGATATCTGACCCTTGTAATCATTGTGCATTCTATATTCACCTAGAATATCTTCTAGAATATCTATAACTGGTGCATATTCCGTTGCGACTGATGACATAGTAGAAAGTATAAACAAAAAAAATTGAAATAAAAAATTTGTAAATAAAAAAAGACGGAAGTGTACACCAACAACTTCCGTCCTATACCATTGTACATTGTGCTACAATGGTACGATATGTTTTTTTACTGTAAATAAAGTATAAACAAAAAAAATTAAATAACCAAATTAATTTAATAATTTAATATAACATTCGATACACTCATGTTTAGTGTAATATCGGCCAATTCATCAGAACTATAGTCTAAATCACCAAAATTGACAGAATTAATTGCTCCCCATATTGACCAATCTGAAACCACAGTTCCAACTGGGTCTAACATTTGAAGTTTTATAACCAATGGATTATAAAATATTTGTCCACCTATGAGTTCATAAATTCTTTGTGACGTGGATGGACTTATTGGGTCATATAATGTAAATTGTATATCATCCCATGTGACTAAACCATTGTTAAATGTTGCTGAGGGTCTTGATGTCATTCTAACAAGATAGGGTGATATGTTGAAAATTTCAGGAAAGGTAACCAAGAATCTATTTTGCCTCATTGGTTCAAATGCGGGAATAAACACTCCATTTTGACGTGGGGTGTTATCAACCACTTGACCCGGTTTATCCACATAACCTCTAAACAATTTAAAATTAGACATGTTAATCTTTTAAACCGTTTTTCATCATATTAACATAACCAATAACCGCAGTAGCCGCATCACTCATGTCGTAGTTTTCTTTTTTAAGTTGTCCCGTTTTACCGTATAACCATTCAACTTCAGGACAAACAGAATTTACGTTTTCCCAAATGATATGTTTTTTATCGATGTCTTTTGGTAATCCACCAAATAAAACATTTTTACCCTTATCATTTTGTCCAACTAAACTTGGGAATGCAAATTTTCTCGCATTGTAAGTTGAGATAAAAGTGGGTACAATACCTAACATATCATAACAACATTTTAAAATCATTGTGTTGTATCTCAACAACGTTCCGACCGTATAAATGTTGTTTGAATTCAACAAAGGTTCTTCAATAACTATTTTAGTTATCCCCACATCCTTATAATTCTCTAAGTGTTCTCTAAAAGCGTCCGCTTTTTTTAACATCTCTTCGATTTTATCTTCTGGTTGTGGTTTTATTTTCGGTGAGAAATGTGTTAATTCTAATAATTTAGAAGAATTAATATCGAATAACGCCCACCCGGTGGTCTTAGTTGAAATGTCCAATCCCAAAATTTTGGGAGCATTCTTTAGTTTTATACTCATATAAGAATATATACGGGATATTTTTAAGAAAGTAAAGTCTTAGAAATCTATCTTGACAGCAAACACTTGAGTACCACTTCTTTTTATTGGGTTAGAAACTTTACCAATAACAAGAACTTCCTTGTTTTCATTTAATAAAGCAACTTCGGTAATTCTTTTCATTTGTCCTGTGGTGTATGTTGGGTTTTGTGTTGTTAAAAACTGAGACGATGGTAAGTTAACCATAAAATTCATTTTTTCAATGTCGGTTGCCCTTACTAATCTAACACTACCGGGGAATGGTTGTTCGTCACCAAATTGAGGTAAATTTGTATTATTATTATTCGGTACATTTCCCAAGAATTCCTCAATATCGTAAAATGGTGCATTATCATATGAATCAAAATCCACAATAAATGAAACATCAACTAAACTATCGGGGTCAATCAGATTACCAATCTTTGTTGTTCCTGATGTCATGTCAACCATTTTCCAATCATTTGGTGTTGGTAGTTCTCCTAAATTTGTTTTTTGTATTAGTATATGGAATTTAGTTGCGATGAAACCATTAGTTGCGTCACACGGTTGATTCGATGACATCATATTTGAGAAGAAATCACCCGTAAATTTAACATATAAATTTGATGGCATTTGATAAAAAGTACTTCCGCTAGTAACATTGAATTTACTATAATAGTTACATGGTAAGCCATTTAATGATGTATCTCCACTATAAGTAAACATATATGTTACCCATGTTGTTTCTTCCACATTGCCCTGAAAAAACGAATTTGCGGATGCAATGTCACTTGGTATATAACTAATTTTTGGTGCAGGTAATGTGTATCTTCTATTTGATTTATAATCAAGAATTGCAACTAACTCTTGGTCATCAAATACCACAATTTTATTATTTACAAAAACCTTTCCAACTTTATTCCCATTTTCATCTAATAGATAATGGAACTTTAATCGTTGATTTGGATTTACTCTTGAATTAACATAGTAGTCAGTTGTGTCCATGGTAAATAACGCACCTATAGTGTCACCACTATTTCTATGATATTGTATAAATGGAATATAAACTTCAAAATATTCTAAATCAGTAATTGTACCTACAACATCGTTTTCTAACAATGCATCACCCTCAACATTGTTTGTTGAAATGTAATCATCATATTTGAAAAATCTTTCTGGGTCATTTTTTAAATCACCTAATTCTGAATAATGGATAATTACAACACATCTTTGTTCTTCGGGTGATACTTCAATTTGTTCATTATATGAATTATAGTAAGAAGTTGGGTAACTTAATGTTCCACCGGTAAAGTTGCTAAATGTTTGTCCACTTGATGTGGTGTAACCTAAAAATTGTTTTGTTGAAACATGTTTATTTGATGTAAACCCTGATAGACTTTCATCTACACCTGTACCAAAAAATGCGGTAGAATCAAATCCAATTGGTTTGTCACCCCAAACAACTTCCATTTTCCATGGATTCAATTGTTGCGATGGGTCAATCTCGGCAGGTCTACAACTTGGATTAAATTCAACACTTATTGGAAATTCATTTTCACATGAATTACAGATAACTTGAACATTACCTGTACATCCCGTTAATATAGGTGTTGGTCTATCAATTGAAAGTGTGTTACCACTAACAGATAAAACTTTATAAACTAAACTTGAAGATTGTCCTGTAATCACCGGATAATTAGGGTCAGTTCCGCAAAATTGACTGAAAACTAATGTAATGTACTCACAATTATTAAAACTACTACCCGTTGGAACAGTAATTGAAGACGAACCATTAATATTTGAAATAGAAATACTTTGTGTGGTACATTCAATAGATGTTCCTGTACAATCTGTTGGGTCGTATTCTTTATATTCACTAACAAATCCCGCAGGTCCCATTACGTTTCTTATTGTATCAGTTGTTGACATCTGAATAGGAACACCGTAAACGGTTGATGTTGCTGAATTATCAATTTTATAAGGATATTTTATTCCACCTTCTTTATCCATTGGTGAAAAAACGGATTGATGGGGTATTAAACCTAATCCGGTAAAGTTATCAAATGGAGTTGTATAATCGAATTCGGAATCACCAATTTGAAAATATGATATGTTAAAATTACCCTTTGAGATATAGTTTCTTCCCTTTTGGGTTATTCTCACAGATAGGAATTCTGAATTATTTTTACTTAAAAAGCTCATTTTGGTTATTTATTTATTTTTTTCATTTAATTTTATTTTTAACATATCATTCCTGAACATGGATGTGTTAAATCAGTTATAGTTGAATTTGATGGTACAGTAGGTACTCCAGTTCGTATGGTGTAATAAGATAAACCGTATGACCAAAGATTCATAATACACATTGTATATGTTCCAGATGTATTAAATGTTCTTGTATTCCAACTACCATCACACTCCTGAACTCTCACATATAATGTGCCGCCGTCAGATACTGCATAATCAGTTGGGTCAAAGTAAACCTCATGACATGTACAATTTTGATTTAATTCACATTCATTCGCGGTCAGGGTTATTTGACCTACTCCTCGTACTACTACCGTATTCTCACATGCACATACAAAAACAACATCATTTTGGTCTACTTGTACCCAACTATAAGGTATTGTTTCGGTATTTCCATTTTGACAATTTATGTATTCTATATCTCCACCATCATTTACATTCGGGAATAAAATTTGATATGTTTTACAAGCACAACTAAATGGTGTTGGTGTTGGTGATGTTGTCGGTGTTGGTGATGGAACTACAGGTGTTATAGTATTAGTTGGGGTTATGGTTCTAGTTGGGGTTATTGTTGGGGTTATGGTATTAGTAGGTGTTATAGTTGGAGTTATGGTATTAGTAGGTGTTATAGTTGGAGTTATGGTATTAGTAGGTGTTATAGTTGGAGTTATGGTATTAGTTGGGGTTGGGGCGATAGGTAGTCCACAACAATCATCTAAATTAACTCTGTAAATATTTTGACAACATCCAACACAATCCAATTTTACGTAAATTTCAAGTAAATTAGGGTTGATACCAGTTAAATTACAAGTACTTCCAGATGGTAATGAAACACAATATGTAGAACCTGTAACTGTTGACTCGGTTAAACCTGTATAAACTGTACAATCACTATAAATTGAGTTTGATGTTATATTAATTATTACACCTTTAGGTGTTACTGTATCCCTAACACATGGTACTCCCGGTGATGATGTAACTGATGGTGTTATTGTTGGTGTTGGTGTTAAAGTGTTTGTTGGTGTTATCGTTATAGTTGGGGTAAGAGTATTGGTAGGTGTTGGTGTTATCGTTATAGTTGGGGTAAGAGTATTGGTAGGTGTTGGGGTAATTGTATTTGTTGGTGTTACAGTTGGAGTTAATGTATTAGTTGGTGTTACCGTTGGGGTTGGAGTTGGGTCCACACATGTTCCCTCTCCAAGTATTTCAATCGAGACTCCTAATTCAACTAAATTATTTGTAAATCCTGATGTTGCAGGTAATAAACAAACACACTCTAAAATCATGACACTATTACCCAAAATGGAAACATCATAGATAACAGTTCCATCACATTTTACCCAATCAAATTGATAGTCATTAGGTGTGGTGTTAGTTAAAGTATAATCGTTACAAGGTGAGCAACCTATATTATTACACAATAAAGGTTCTTCTATAATTAAATCTAATGTTACATTTTGTACAGGTGGAATATCATCAACTGTACATGTCCAACAACCACTATTAGTTCCCCCACTATATGTTTGTCCAATAATACCAGGTACATCGTTTAATACATAATAATCACCACAACAACTTTTAAATTTATATGATTGTGTTGTAGTCGGTGTTATTGATGGAGTAACTGTAGGGGTTAAAGTATTTGTTGGTGATGGTGAACCTCCCGGAGTTTGAGTATTGGTAGGGGTAAGAGTATTAGTTGGTGTGATTGTATTGGTAGGTGATGGTGAACCTCCCGGAGTTTGAGTATTGGTGGGGGTTAGGGTATTTGTTGGTGTTAACGTATTTGTGGGAGTCAGAGTATTAGTTGGTGTTAGAGTATTAGTAGGTGTTATCGTTATAGTTGGAGTGACAGTATTGGTAGGTGATGGTGAACCTTCCGGTGTTTGAGTGTTAGTCGGTGTTAAGGTATTTGTTGGAGTTAGAGTATTAGTTGGTGTGATTGTATTTGTGGGAGTTAAGGTATTAGTAGGTGTTAAAGTTGGTGTTTCAGTTGGTGTGGGGGTTGGACAGGGATTTTCAAGTAAACAAGCATTACAATCGGGAAAAAATAACCCGAGTGTTTTGGTAGGATAAATTGGATTATATGGTAACGCACCACTATTAACACTATAACATTTACCGTCAATAATATATGTGTCAGGAAGATTTAAAATCGTCCCCATAATATTAAAATACACATCTTCTTCACCGCCACAACAATTTGTAAATGCGTATAAATAAATTGGTGTTGATGGGGTAACTGTTGGTGTAATTGTATTGGTTGGTGTAATTGTATTTGTTGGTGTGTTTGTTGGAGTTAATGTATTTGTTGGTGTTGGTGATGGGATATCATTAAATGATGGTGATGGTGTAATCGTATTAGTTGGAGTAATCGTATTAGTTGGAGTAATCGTATTAGTCGGTGTTAGGGTATTAGTCGGTGTTAGGGTATTTGTTGGAGTAATCGTATTAGTCGGTGTTAGGGTGTTTGTTGGGGTTAATGTTGGGGTTAATGTGTTTGTTGGAGTAACTGTTGGTGTTGGGGCAATAAAACAGTCATCATCACTTGTACATGGTGAACCTGCTGTTAACCATGATGAATATGTATTATATTGAGTATCATATGCAAAATAATACGAATTACTGGGTGGTGTGGCACTTAAACATTTACCCAAAACACCCGCAGTTGTTGTTGAACCCGTTATTTCAGTAGTTAATACTCCGCATGGTGTATATGTAAAAAAAACCTTACCATTTAATGATGGGTCAGTATTTTCAATTGCACTTTCTAAATCAGTTTGTGTAACCTCAAGTGAATGACAAAAACAATCACTTTGAGGTGTTGGTGTTGGGGTAAGGGTGGGCGTTAATGTTGGAGTTGGGGTTACAGAAGAACATGGGGGACATTCACCCGATTCACAACTAGGTTGTTTAACCCACGTTCTGTCATCCACAGTCAAAGATGCTGGACCCGAAGATGTAACAACAATAAAACATATACCACGCTCTAAATAAACATCACCAACATTATAAAATGCCCCACTTTGTGTTTCATATAATTGACCATTTGGGTTACAACATTCTACTAAATATTTTGATGTTTGACCTGGTGTGGGTGTAATAGTAGGTGTTGGGGTAGGTGTTGGTGTTTCACAGGGTGGAGCTTCACTATTTGTAAAACAATCAGTACAATCGTCGTATATAGTTGCCGGTATTCCTATACCACTTACAGTAGTATTAATACCTTGATATTCCCAACATTTACCGACATAAAATACTGTTTTTCCAACATAATTCGCCGCAACACTATTTGGTATATCAAATACATAAAAATCAAACCCATCACAACAATTTACAAATTCCCATCCTTGTAAGGAATCATTACAATCAGTACAATCGCTGTATGGTCCAACAAAATTGGTATTTGGTACTGTTCCGGGTATGTTTGTTGCTTCCCAACACGATAAAGTTGTGTTATCAAATAAAACGACACCCGACGTATAGACGGTGTCGTCGACTAAAAAATCATTAGTTGTCGCGGGGTCAGAACATAACCTAAATTGTTTTATCGAAAATCCCATTAATTACTTAATATATCAGATAAATACCGGAAAGTAAATTTTAAAAAGAAATAAATGACTTAAAAATAAAATTATTATTTACGGTTACTTGATATGTTTTTAATACTGGCATTATTTTATAAATATAAAAAATTTAATTTATACACAGTACGTTGGATTAACACCACAATCTATGTAAGCAATTCCACAATAGTTAGGGTCAGTTATTGTTCCACTTAGACCTAATTGTGCAACTAAATATTCTCCAGCACTTGGATTTAAATTTATATTTCCGCTATCACTTGAGTTACCTGTTACAATTTTCCATGCTGGGGTAGTATATGTCCCAATAACCACACCCGAACTATTTACTCTATAAAAAGTGATTGGAATATCTGATGTTGCATTTGTTGTGTTACTTAAATTATCTTTAAGTGTCCATGTAACGGCATATTCTGAATTTTCATCTATTGTTTCAATGGTATACCATAAACAATACCCTGATGGGGGACTACCATCGGGAGTATTTGATGGTGTCGGGGTATTAGTTGGTGTAACAGTAGGAGTAAGAGTTCTTGTTGGTGTTAAAGTAGGGGTAACTGTGTTAGTTGGTGTTACATTATATGTCGGTGTTACGGTTGGTGTTGGTGTTGGGGTGGGAGTTAAAGTAGGTGTTGGTGGTGTACCTGATTCACAATCGGAACACCTTAAATCAACATACGACATTTGATATCCACCTTGATTTGTTTCAGAATTATTGTGACCATCACAATGTTCAACAAATAAATAAATGTTTTTTATTAATGAACTTATAGTTAACGAAAATGTATATCCACTTGGTGGAATGGGAATGAGAGTTTCTGAACCATTTATGTAATCCGTGCCCACACCATTTATATTGGTTGTTAAACCTGTATAAATGTAATAACCACCACATGGTGTTGTTCCTATAAAATTATTTACTGTTATTTGATATGTTGACATGTTATGGTATAATAATTAAATCTAATTTAGCAACATTGGTTTGTGTTAGTTAAAACTCCACCCCATTGTGTATCATTAATATATGGTGTGGTTCCAGGGTAAACACATCCAAATACTTGAGGTATCATCCCACCATAACCAGCAACACTTGTAATAGCTGAAATATTGTCACAGTGCTGGTAAGAAATGTTAACACTAGGTGTATTTCCACTAAAATAATATGTCCATTGAGAACAACATGGTGGGGTTGGGGTTGGGGTGATGGTTGGGGTTGGGGTGATGGTTGGGGTTGGGGTGATGGTTGGGGTTGGGGTTGGACTTATATCACACATGACTTCAGTATCAAAACATAACGTATCGTAACATGGATATGTTTTACTATCGTTTGTATAAATGTTTTTAACGATGTACCTATTTGTTGTTTCATCGGTCATTTTAACCCAATATTGGGTATCAAAACTCATTCCTGTTAAAACAATTGATGAGTTTGTTAAACCAGTTCCATATAATGTATAACTTGTATTATCATGTTCAGGATATGGATTTGGTCCGGACTTATATCTTATTGAATAAGGTCCGTCATTTGTTATATTATATAATTTTACGTTTAATCCCATTGGTATTCTATAAATACTTTATTCATTATTTTATTCTTAATATTGTACATCATTCAATATTTTATTAACAATTAGTTCCTGAACATGAAGCACCTGTATTATTTACAAAAG